GCTTTGTAGCCCAGCGTCAACTATTCAAACTCAATAACGCGGAGTCATTCATAGGTACATTCATTACTTTTTATTATGATTTTGTTGTACGTTTTTGTTTTTATTTCCTTTATTTTTTTTATTACATATTTTTCTAACATCAAAATAACATCACCAAACATTTTATTTTTTCTATTACATATTTTCTTCATATTATATCACTCTTCTTCCGGATGCACAATCTCAATTACATCTCCAATCCCACAATTAAGTGCCTCACAGATCTTGCAGATAATCTCTGTGCTTACATGGCCATTCTTTCCAAGTTTCGCCAAAGTAGTATTGCTTATTCCTGCTAGCTCCTTCAGATCCATTTTCTTCATATTCTTATCTATCAAAGTCTTCCACAAAGGATTGTACGAAAGCATAACGATTCCTCCTTATCTTCTTTTTCCTTATTATAGTTTATTTTTCCGCTTTTGTCAAATTTATTTCTGTATTTGCAGAAATTTATTCCGAAAAAGTATTGACGTACCGTGTACATATGTTAATATACAACCATAGAAAACAAGAACATACATTCGGCGGACGGCGAATGTAAAATCAAGGAGGAACATGATATGTCAGAACTTTTAAAAAACCAGAAATTCGGAGTTGAAGTAGAATTCACAGGAATCACCAGAGAGATGGCTGCAAATGCAGTAAGAGAAGTTGTTGGAGGAACTATTTCCGGTCCGAGAAATGACTGTTACCGCACAAGAGTAATCAAGGATTCTCACAGAAGACAATGGAAAGTCATGAGAGACAGTTCCATTACACCAAAGATGAATGTCGGATCTGCAAATACGGATGAGTACAGAGTTGAATTTGTTACTCCTCCTCTTAAATACGAAGACATCGAAACTTTGCAGAACATCATCCGGAAGTTTAAAGAAATCGGAGGGGTGCCTCATAGCAGTTGCGGTATTCACATTCATATTGACGGAGCAAACCATACAGCAACATCACTTCGCAGAATGGTAAACTTCATGCTCTCCCGCCAGGAAATCATTTACGAAGCCTTGAACATCGGAGCAAGAAAAGACCGCTGGTGTAAGCCGATCTGCAAAAGCCTTTACGATACCATGAAGAAAGAATCTGACCTCACAAAAGATAAAGCAGAGCAAATTTGGTACAGCGAAGCGAATGATCACTATTGGGGCGGTGTAAACCATAGCCATTACAATGAAACAAGATACCACGCACTTAATCTTCATAGCTTTTTCTCAAAAGGAACCGTGGAATTCAGACTTTTCAACAGTACATTACACGCCGGCCGGATCAAAGCATATATTCAGTTTTGCCTCGCCATGTCTGCATGGGCGATAGAGTCCAATGACAAAATTGTATTCAGAAGCGTTTCCGGATACTCTGCAGATAAGAAAGTAACTTTGATGTATCACATCTTAACAAATCGCCTTGGGTTATATGGTGATGAATTTAAAACCTGTCGGCTTCACATGATGAAGCAACTCAAGGAAAACGCCACATCAGCGGCAGCTTAATACAGGAGGTATTCATTATGAAATTATATGTAGCTTACGGAAGTAATTTGAATAAGGAACAGATGAGCCACAGATGTCCAGATGCAAAGCCGGTATATACCGGCTATCTGGAGGATTGGGAATTGATATACAGAGGTAGCAAAACTGGAGCATATGCCACAATACGCAGGAAAAAAGGATACCGAGTACCTGTCGCTGTGTGGAGCATCAGTGAAACAGACGAAAAAAATCTTGATATATATGAGGGGTACCCAAGATTTTATTATAAACAGAACGTCTATGTAACCCTACAGGACGGTTCCAGAATAAAGGCAATGGTTTATATTATGTTCAACGGAGCGAAGCCAGGAAGACCAAGCGAGAGGTATGTGGATACCGTTTATAAAGGGTATCTTGATTTCAAATTGGACTACGAATTTCTCATAGATTCAATGCTTACAAATAACGATGAACTGAAAAAAGAGAGGGGATAATCCTCTCTTCTTCAGATCTCTCAGCCGTTGCAGCGGCTTTTTCCTTGGACGGCTTTCAAGTTTCCCCGTCTGGTGTGAGTGATGTTAGATTCTCTGTTCGGTATCCGCACAATCAATTCATCCAGCTCGCAGTCGAGCGCCTCGCATATCAGATCAAGATGCTCCAGGTTTACCCGCTCAGCAAGCTCGTGGTACAATTCGTTAATAGTGTTTGGGCGTATTCCGGTCGCTCGCGCCAGATCTGCTTGTGTCAGTCTCAGCTCTCCAAGCTTTTTCGACAGTAAAATCTTTATCATTCGCCATTGCTCCTTCCGTTTTAACTTACCATATAATGGTAATTTAAGACGGAAATTGTTAGATTATATCGTTTTGTGTTATACTAATAGACAATTCATGGGGGGTTCTATAGAAATAAATGAAAGATTTCAAGGTTGACTTTTTAAAAGATATGGCATATTATATTTATAGCTAAGGAATGCGGTAAAATTCCATAGGGTAAAACGAAAACCTCCAGAGTGCCAGCTCTGGAGGTTTTCTTGCTCGTTACGGTGAGCCAATCCGTTTAGGCTGTCGCTGCCTATTTATCTCCGTCCAGCCATTTGCATATGTAGTAGCTAACTACACCTGCTATAACAGAGATAAGAAATGCGGTAAAAATTTCTTCCACAGGGCACCACCTCCTTTCTGCTGGAGGTTCGGCAGCAATGTAATCATATCACAATCTTCTACAATATTCTACTTTTTTCATTAAGTAAAAGCAGGCAAGACAGAAAACGATTTTAGGCGCCGGATTATGCCTTTGCGATATATGCAGAATGAACAAATCCATAGATTCTTCCGTCAATTCTGATGTAATACCATCTCGATCCATCTGCCGCATTAACAACATCACATACATCGACCAGATTTCCCATTGAGAGTTTCGGCCAGGATTTAATGAGTGGATTGTTGGTACCGGCCCAGCTACGAACATTCAGAACGTCTGCGGTAACCTTTCCCGTCCACTGAGGAGTTTTCGTAATAACTCCATCATCTTTCAATGTGGTATCTCCGGACGGCTTACTGGTTGACATCTTAGTAATATACGCAGCAGATACGAATCCGTATTTATCACCCTGTGAACCGCTGATTTTTACATAGTACCAAGGATCCCCGTCCTTATCCTTTACTGTATCGCATACTCCGACTTTCGTTCCCTGGGAAATGGTAGGATAAGATTTCAGGTTTGCGTTTTCTGTACCGGCCCATGTTCTTACATTCAAAGAACCAGTATTCACAGTACCTGTCCACTGAGGAGTTCTGTTGAGATCTGTACCACCGCCGGAATTTCCAGAATTTCCTCCGGCCGGAGGGTTGGACGGAGCAGTTCCCTGGCTATCGTACTTCGGAACAGCATATCCTCTGATATTTCCATTTCCAACAGAAAGAACTCGTCTCGCAACAGCTTCTCCTTTGTTACCCTCAATACAAGTAATCTGTCCATTGGACACAGATTCAACTACGCCGATATGATCGGAATATCCGTCATTCGGCTGATATCCCTGATCCCAGTTATACAAAATGATATATCCAGGTTTCGGAACGATTGTTCCATCCTCAATCCAGATTCCTTTTGCCTTGAAGATCTTAACATGCTCTTCGCATCCGCACTCTGTACCGATCAGGTCAACCATTCCAGCCGCGATTGCTGCTGCAGATACGGTCGTATCACACCACTCATCTCTGTACTGCACTGCATAGCCTCTCGCCAAAGGCTTGTGACTGTTATACAGGTCGATAATCTGCTTGAACTTTCCATTTGCCTCGCTGAATCCAAGCCAGCTGCGCCATACATTCAAATAATCCTGGGCTGTTCTTCCCATATTTCCATCCTCCTTATTTTCTGTATCGTAAAAATAATCCATGTCTATGTCTCCGTTGATTCCCGGAACCTTTCCTTTGTTCGTGTACTGATGATAAGCACAAGGCACATCAGCTTCTCCGGAATAATCAGCCAGCCAGAACACATATTTTTTAATCAAATCCGGTTCATACATATTTCTGTAGTAATCAAGATTCGAGTAAATTCCCGGAGTATATCCCTGAGACTCTACATAAGTGCAGAATTCCTTTGTGAACAGGATACACTCTGATTTTCCGAGCTTTACTCCCTGGGCAGCAGCTTTTTCTACCGTGTCATATTCAAAATCAAAGAAAACGATAACATCTTTTCCAAGACCTGCTTTCTTGATATTTTCCATACACACTGCAGCTTCTTCTCTTGCTCCGGCCGCGGATGTTGCATAGCAAAAATGATAAACGCCCTTAATCGGGATGCCGTTTTTCTTGCATCCGTTCACATATTCCATGAACTTCGGATCCACAGTCTTTCTATACCCTTCTCTGAGGATAACGAAATCCACATTTTTTGCCACTTTTGAGAAGTCAATGTTTCCCTGCCAGTATGAAATATCAATACCTTTTTTCATGTATTTGCACCTCACCATTCTGTAGTGTTATTATCGTTATCATCGAAGCAGGAACAGGTTCCTGTATGGACTTCGACTTTATACTCCCCCGCAGATCTTTCCACTTTTATCGGACCTTCGTACTCATACAGAACCTCTTCATCCAAATAAATAATGATTTTCCCGAACTGTTCTTTCGGTATATTGATCACAAGCGGTTTAGGAGACGTTTCTATTTCAGGTTCCTCTTTTGTTTCTGCCGTATGATCTGCCGGCAATGCAATAACCGCAACTGCAGTTGTGCAGGTCAAAATAAGAGCAGCGGCCAGAATCGAAAGAAGAGCCTTTTTGATTTTTTTCATCGTAACACCTTCCAAAAATGCCCCGGACAATGCCGGGGCTCATTTCAATTATTCTGATTTTCCTGAGAACCATTTACCTTTCCGTCATCCAGAAGATCTTTTACTCCAATAAACCACTTCTGAATAACTTTCTTCAGTGCATTTTCAGGAATAAGTACCTGTAACCACTTAGGCAAAAGACCTCGTGCCTGCTGGATAACCCACTCAAATTTCTGTTTTCCAGCTCCGGATTCATTATACATGTGCTCAGCTTTCAGGATCAGCTGATATACATCTGCACGTATTCCGTCTAATCCTTTCGCCTTCATGTACTGAATCGCAATCACAATGGTTGCAGTCACCATTTCGTCAGAATATCTTACCGGTCCGATCTGCTCCTGATGGAACACATCACCGCTGATACAAACCAGATCCGGCTTTTCTTCCTTCGCCTTTTCAACCATATATTCCAAGCATTTTACTGTATCCAGGGAACGGAGATTCACTCCGTCCTCAACAGGACCTTTAAACTGGCCAATGTGCCAGTCAGCTGTATGCAATACTTTCATTACATTTCCCTCGCTTTCTTTGTTAATTCCTCTAATTTCGGATAAAGAATATTGAACTGCTGTTCTGACATTCCGCAGAAGTCGATTCCATCACCTGTCCATACTTCTCCGACAATCAGGATATTTCCCATAATCGGAGATCCATGTTTGTCTGTTTCATACAGGAAACTTCCCACACCATTCATATCAAGATCATGGTAAAGAAATTCTTCATCAACCAGCATGCTCACGCAGCTTCCCTTTGCTTTTCCAACCTTGTTTGATCCTCCAAGCTCTTTGTATAACCTGTTTGGCATTACATGCTCACACAGTCTACATTTCGGACCGATGAGATCTGCGAGCGCCTCATTCTGCTCGGAATAATTACCTTCAGGGAATTCATGTACTGAAATCTCATTATCTGTTGTAATTTTTATGAGTTTCATTACTTGTTACCCCCTCTCTGGCATTTAATGCAAAGCGGCCGGCCAAACTTATTCAAAGAGTATTCGTAAACTCTTTCGTTGATCTCTGCTCCGCAATCATTACAAAAAAGTCCGTTTTCCTCTTGTGCAAGATCACTGCCCGCCGACTCATCAGGGGCAACTCCATCGTGTACCGGTTCCTGATATTCTCCAGAAAAATCATCTTCCGGAATATCGCTCTGAAATGCCGGATTGTCGGCATATTCAGAAACATCAAATGTATTTTCTGTTTCAAAATCCACACGTCTTACAGGAATTTCTGGTGTGCCGAACATATTATTCACGGACTGCATTCCCTGCGTAAGCATTGCCTGACGGACATTCGGATCGGAATAATCAGGCGAAAATACAACCGTCGGAATGGCGAAGTTTTTCTTGAGTTCTTCATGAGTATATGTTCCTTTCAGTCCGAGCAAAGCACGAATAACACGGAGTTTTGCTCCGGTCATAGCCTTTTCTGCCCAGGTCTTTCTAAGCTGCGTCATATTTACAAGAACAGATCTCTCGATATATTTTTCTCTGTCACACTCGTCAATCACATATCCATTGACTTCTTTTCCGAATTTATTCTTCAATTTCTTAAACTCGCCTTTGAAGAGTTCAGCTGCAGCTTTCGCCTGCTTTTCATCGGTAATGCCTTTCACTGCTTTATCACCGAATTCAATTCGGAACTTAGCCTCTTCATCTTCCAGGCAGATCACTTTCTGATCCGTTTCTGTTCTTGCTGTACCATCCGCCTTTTTCATGGCCCCCTGTGCCTGTGCCCGGTATGTGTACTTATCAATTCTTTCTCCATATGTTTCCTTTGGATTGAACTGAATCCCAGCAGCCATAGCGAGTTTATTAAGCATCGGTTTTGTAAGCGAAAATGCACTTACCCAGATTGTATTTCCACTCCGGTCCTTCTTTCCGCTGTCCACAGAACCGACTTTAAAAATGTCTCCGCTATTTTCTCCGAGATCCACCGGAACTTCTTCGACATGAAATTTGTAGAAAGGGTTTAACTGAACATCCGTAGATGTCGGCAACAATAAGTTGCACTGAGAATAATGATCCATTACCTCCGGTAATGATGATAAAAATTCTTTGCTCATTGATTTTCCTCCGTATTCATTGACTTTTTTCCCACATCCATGCTAAAATACGGATGTGGGGTGTATAGGTTTTTCACCCTTGGATTCACTCGCTAAAGCGATTGTGAAATCCGAAAAAAGTTTCTGAGTTAAAGCTTCAATCACTAATTCAGCCAGATACCATGGTGTCCGTCTAACACCGTTGGCATCGCCATAACGCTGTATTATGGATTGGAGCTTTTTCGTTGCTGTACCTACAGCAAGCTGATAGTCTTCTTCATTGATTTCTCTTCCGATCATCTCCTCTATTGTCTTCTTGTCCATAACCAATCTCCTAACCATTGCAAAAACAAAAACATTCCGTATGCCACAAGTCCGGCCGCGAATACTTCTCCGCCTATAGCATCATATCCTCTCACTTCACGAAGTTTCTCTGCTATTGCTATGTAAAAAAGGATTCCGGATGCAAACGATATTGCCAGTTGTGCGAGCATGATCGCCGCCCATTTTAGTTTTTCTTTCACTACTCTGAGAAATCTTTTCATTGCTCTTTTTCGTGAATATTTCTTCAGAACCTGCGGATTATATAATGCAACCCGTTCCGGCCGGAGGATAACCTGCTCTGTATTATTTATCAGGTCATACAGTACAAATGGTTTCATTTTCTTTCTCCTTTACACAATTATTCTCATCTGTCCGTTGTTCTCGGCGCAGATAAGGTGAGACAGTTTTTCAACCGAGCGAGCAATCCGCTCCTCTCTCATCTTCTCTTCATCTTTGCAGTCACATTTTTCTCCCGGATCCAGATAACATCCACATTCCGGACAAATATAACCATACATTCTCTTCTTCCCTCCTTTACTCAATCATGCAGTTTTCATTAAAGTATTTCTTCGGGATTCTCCCGTTTGGATAAGCCTTTGTAAGTTTACCGCTATCAATGCACTCCTGACGCATTTCCCGGATCATGTTATACGCTTTGGACTGGCTGACATCCAGGAGCTTCACAATGTCATCAACTTTATAGTAAGAACGGTTGGAACTATCCAGTTCCTTGACAATACCAGCAGCCATATCTCATCCTCCTATCTAATATTTTTTTCTGCCCATATCTTCAGCTCGTTAGTAATCTGAGTGACCTCATCCAGTGTCTTGATAATGGTTTCTAAGTCTCCCTTTTCCTCTTCAGTGATCATGCCGTCTTCCGTGATGTCCAAAAGCAGATCTTTTGCCTTCGATATTTTTCTGAACGAAGAAAGAGCTTTTACACTGATTCTGTCAAGATCTTCCGATTCGACTTCCGGAAAATCCTTTCCAAGCGGACACATATACTTACAAAAATGAGCCTTCAGTTCCGGAGCATTATATATATCTGACATCATAAGAACTTCATCAGGAAATGGATTTTTACTGCCAAGCTCTATTCTCGCAAGCCTGCTTCGGTCAATTCCAAGCTCCTCTGACGCTCCCTCTCTGCTATTCAGACGGTCATTGAACTTTGCGGCGTTGTAACGTGCCTGTGTGAAGATATTTTCCTTTGCTTTTGTTGCATACTTTGCCATTTAAGTGACCTCCGTAATAAGCTAAACTATAATCAAATAACTGTATCGGTGTAAGGAACCGTAACGTGTCTATCCTCACCGATCACCTTCGCGATCTCAGGTGCGTAGACTCGGCCATTGACAACACCAGAAACATAATTTCTGCTAAATCCAACACGCTCTGCAAGTTCAGTCACGTTAATATCATCATCAATCATGGATTTTTTTACTTCTTTGCACCATGTCGGAAGAATTCGTTTCATTTTTCCACCTCTTTCCGTTTGTTACCATTTGTTGTTTACATTTGTTTAAAACTGCCTTAGAATAACGGTATACGTTAATCAAAATAGAAAGGAGTATCTGCTATGAATAATCAGACTTCGTGGTCGGAGCAATTACAACGCATTGGAATGTCAGAGTTTTCGTCGGCTCATCAGGACATCCTTATGCAGTTACGAGAAAGCCGGATTCCGATAGGATCTGCTTCTCTTTCGCAAGCATCTGCCGAAGCCCTTATACGGGCTGTGTCAGTAATGATTGAAGAAAATAACAAAGCCGTTCTTACGGAATTAGAACAGTAACTATTCATTTTGCATTACTTCTTTTGAGCGATTTTTTCGCTCTGTTTTTGAAAAGTGTTTTAAACATTTGGTGATTACAGTTTTATAATAATCCCCATTTGTGAGTTTGTCAATACTTTTATTCACATTTTGGGATTTTGAAAGGAGCACTATGATTATTCAAAGAGTATTATCTCTACTTGATGAGAAATCGCTTAAAGCCGCGGATTTATGTAGGGCTTTAGATATAAGCACTAGTACAATGACAAACTGGAAAAACAGGGGGACCGATCCACCGGCAAAGATGATTGTCCCAATTTGTGAATTTCTCGGCGTTTCATGCGAATTTCTATTAACAGGAAAAGAAAGCATATTTCCTGCAATATCAAAAGAAGATTCTGAATGGCTGGTTCTAATTCATCAGCTACCAGATGATGCTCAATTAGAATTCAAAGGAGAGCTGAAGGGCTATATAAAATGTCTCAAACGAGATGTTGGTGAACCAGCGGGATTGAGAGAGGCAAAATAATACCCTTCGAGTGGTACCGAAGGGGAAGGAGAGATTAAGTATGAGCATGATAAACTGTCCAGAATGCGGAAAAGTAATATCGGACACAGCTACAACTTGCCCGAATTGTGGGTATGTATTGAAAAAGAAAAAGCCTGCATGGATTATAGTGCTGGCAATCATAATGGGGATTGTTGCGATTATCGTTCTTGCTTCAGGATTCAAAGATCTTTTCATATCAAAAGAAATTGGTTCTGATAAAAAGCAACAAGTTTCCGAGGAAAAGAATGCCGAATCACAGAAAACAGCGTTTCAGTTTGAGGTAAGCACGGATGAAGATCTTGTGGGATTCCCAGACGCTCAGGGGTTTACCGAGGTATCCGACGGAGAATTTAAGACAGCAATGGTAAGTATAGGAGTAAAAGATATATCTGATGTAGAAATCGGGAATTACAAAGAAAAATCTGGCGTTTACTTTCTCGACGCAAAGTGTAAAACAGATACGGGTATCACGTTAATTATCGATTATATGTACATCTCGTTCTCTTCTGATCCAGAATGGACCATTTGCTATATTGCGGACTACGATTCTGGAAAATATTATTATGTAAGTGAAGAATCTGAGAACGAAGTGGATATATATGATTACAAAACAGGTGAATTAAAATCAAAAGCCAATCCTAGTTCAAACAGTAATTAAGGTGTAATAATGAGTGATATTGGAGAAAGAATCAAGGAACTGCGTTCGGAGGCAGGCATTACCCAGTTGCAGCTGGGGAAATATGCAGGATGCACCGGCCAGGTTATATCTAACATAGAAAGAGGATACACACGCCCATCGGCAGAGGTTCTTAACAAAATAGCAGATTCCCTGCATGTTCCTTCAGACTATATATTGGGAATCTCTAAATCAAAATGGATTGCGTCAAATCCATATTCGCTGAACCGATGTTTACAGGAAAGAATCTCTTCTCTATTAAAAAAAGAACAAATGACAATAGAATCATTCGCCGCAGCCGCAGAACTTGACCAAGACGAAGTGTCCGAAATTGTATTCGGAGGAGTTCAGCCAAATACAGACACACTGGCCAGGATTGCCGGCACTCTTCATACAACGATAGATTATCTTATCGGGATAAACGAATACGAAGTCTCGATAGAAACTGAGGAAGAAAAAGACATTATCCAATATTTCAGAAAAATGTCCAAAAGCGGCAAACGAATATTCATGGGAATGTTGGAGGAGGTCAAAGACAAATAACACGAGACAGGAGACTTTGCAATGCCAGCATACAAATATCAGTTGAAGACCGGGAAAACGAAGTGGTATGCGAACTTCTATTATGAGGACTGGACGGGCACCAAACAGCATAAATGCAAACGTGGTTTTGATACGAAGAAAGAAGCCAATGAATATGAAAGACTGTTCTTGGATAAGTTTTCAAAGAGCCCTACTATCCTGTTCTCTTCCCTTGTTGACAACTATCTGGATGATATGAAGACCAGGCTAAAACCAACAACCATAAAAAACAAAGAGTATCTTATAAGAACGAAGCTGGTTCCATACTTCGGAAAATTGCAGATCTGCAATATAGACGCCGAGGTTATAAGAAAGTGGCAGAATGTGCTGATTGAATATAGGGATAAGAAAGGAAATCCATATGCAGAGACATATCTCTATACCATAAATGCCCAAATGTCAGCAATCATGAATTATGCTGTAAAATTCTACAGACTGCAGATCAACCCTTGCTTTATCGCCGGATCCATCGGTAAAAACAAGGCAAGTGAAATGAAGATATGGACGCACGATCAGTTCAAACAGGCCATAGAGCACGAGCAGAAAATAGCATACACGATTGCTTTTAAAATCCTATTTTACGGAGGCCTCCGGGAAGGGGAGTTGCTTGCCCTTACTCCTGATGACATACCGAGAGATGAAGCCCTGATTGACATCAATAAGAATTACGCCGTAGTGGACAGGGTAGAATACTTTCTCACTCCAAAGACAGAACGAAGCGTCCGGATCGTAACCATACCGGATATCCTGCACGCAGAGATTCTCGAATACATCGACAGCATAGAGGTTGATCACGATGAGCGAATCTTCTATTTTGGGAAAAGCGGTCTGTCCGATGAATTTAAACGGATGAAGAAAAAGGCAGACGCCGAAGATATACGAATCCATGACCTGAGACACAGCCATGCAGCCATGCTGATAAATATGGGTGTTGGAATCGAAGAGATCTCCAGAAGACTGGGACACGATTCCATTAAGACAACATGGGATACCTACTCCCACTTATATCCAGGTACAGACAAAGTGCTTGCCGGAAAGATCGAAGATCTTATTAAGAAAGAAGCAGAAGAAAAAGATGTTCCGAAATATGATGTTTCCGAATCAGATATACCTATGGTTCCTGAGTCTCCTCTCGGAAAGCAGAGCCAGTCTATTCTGTTTACTGCAGCGAAGAAGAGCAATGTTCATATTCAGAAGAATAACCGAAACATCTTCCAGAAGTACGGTATCGATATTGATAATGAGGTTTTATTCGGATATAAGATGATAGACTATCTGGACTTCATAGCATTCGGAAATTCAATCATTAACATCATCACGGATTTCCATCCGGAAGAAAAGCTAAAGGATTTCATTCTGTCGATGTTCACGGAATCCATTTCGGCATGCGAAATGGCAGACGGAAATATCCTGAATCTGGACACATATATTTCCCAGACAGCCATACCAAGATACCATAAAATATATGGAATATATGCATAATTTTATTTTTTAACATCACCGTAACATCACGGATATAAAAAATCCCCTGAGAGCCCAGTGTTTATGCGGGTTCCCAGGGGATACCTATTATTCAAACTCAATAACGCGGAGTCATTCATAGGTACATTCATTACTTTTTATTATGATTTTGT